AGGATACCGCATTTTAGAGATGGAAGAACAAGAAATAAACGGATCTAACGCTTTTCTGGCCACTCGCTGGGAGCCACACGAGGTAAGTGTTGTTGCAAGTCCTGCTGCACCAGATGTAGGTATTTCAAGAGGATTAATTGATGAAAACACTATGCCTAGTGTTAAAAAACAAGATATGATAGACAGTAAGCGTGTATACGCAGCGTCTACTGACGCACAACAGCCCAATTCTAAAAAACAATCAACTATGGAAAAAGAGCAACTTGATCTAGAAGTTGTGCGTAGTGAAGCTACAAAAAAAGCAGCTTCAGCAGAGCGTACAAGAATTAGAGAGATCAACGCAATGTGTTCTAAGCGTGGTTTCGATGACCTAGCAGAACAGTTAATCAACAATGGTTCATCTGTAGATTCATGTAGAGCAGCTATCTTAGAAAGAATAGATGCAAAGCCTGTTGAAACAGCAAAGCCTATTGAAGAACAACTATCTCCAAAAGAAAGAGAGAGATATGCAAGAGACTATAAAATTACATCTGGTCTAAGAGGACTTCTTACAGATGATTGGTCAAACTCTGCAAGTGGTTTTGCTAGAGAAATTTCACAACAGATTGCTAAAGATTCTCAAAGATCAAATAGCGGAAGATCATTATTTGTACCTTTTGGAGCATTAGCAAAAAGAGCTACTTATGTAACATCAGGTGCTACTACTGGCGGTAACATTGTTGCTACAGATCTAATGGCTGATGATTTCATAGAAGCACTAAGAAACAGCACAGTTATGGTTGGTTTAGGTGTTCAAACATTATCAGGTTTAATTGGTGATGTTGCTATTCCTAGAAGATCAGGCGTTGCTTCTACTGGTTATCTATCATCAGAAACAGGTGCATTATCACAGGCTGAATCAACATTTGACCAGGTCACAATGACACCTAAAACACTTGGTACATTGTCTAAGTATTCTAGAAATATGCTTATACAAGCAACACCAGGTATTGAAGAGCTAGTAAGATCAGATTTACAAGCTGGTATTAATGTTGGTATTGACTTAGGTATTCTTAATGGTACTGGTTCATCAGGGCAGCCTACAGGAATAATGCAGACTTCTGGGATCGGAAGTGTGGCCATGGGAACAAATGGGGCAGCAATCACAGTTGAAGCATTAGTAGATCTAGAAACTGCAATCATGGAAGATAATGCAGGTGTTAACGCTGATTCTATTTCTTATGTAACAAACGCTAAAGTTATTGGTGCATTAAAGAAACTAAGAGCAGGTGGATCTAGTGCTACTGATGGTGCTTTCTTAGTTAATACTGATCTTACAGCGATTGGTAGAGGCGGTACACCATTAGCAGTTAACGGTTATCCTTTAGCTATGACAAACCAAGTACCTAGCAACCTTACAAAAGGTAGTACTAGTGGTGAGTGTTCTGCTGTTGTTATGGGTGACTTTAGCCAAGCAATCTTAGGTCTATTTGGATCTGGTATTGAAATTACTGTTGGTGAAGATTCTGATGATTTCGCGAAGAACCTTACATCTGTTAAGGGTGTAGTTGCATTTGATGTTGCTGTTCGTCATGCACAGTCATTTGCTGCGATCTTAGACGTAACCACATAATTGGTTTACTATATGGGGTAGCTATCTACCCCTTTTTTTTATGAAAATTAAGTGTCTAAAAAGTGTTTGTGCAAGTGGTGTTGGTCTAGAGGCTGGCAAAACTTATGATGTATCTACTGCTGATGCAAGCTTCCTTATTAGTATTGGTAAAGCAGAAGAATATAAAGAAACAACAAAAGCAAAAAAAACAACAACAAAAAAGTAAATGCCATTTACTGAAGATGTAACAACACAAAATGTATATCTAGATGATTTTGGTGTAAGTTGTACATCAGGTGGTACTACTGCAAAAGGAATATTAGAACAACCAGATCAAATATTGGCTGGCGATATGATTATTAGTACTGAATATGAACTTATTACAAAAACATCTGATTTCGGTACTTTAGTTTCTGGTGATAGTATTACTGTTGATAGTGTTGCATATACAGTAAGAGATCTAAGAAAAGAAAATGATGGTGTATTTTGTCGTATTAGTCTACAGAAAACATAATGACTACTAAAAGAGAAACAATACTAGCAAGAATCGCAACAGTACTTGCAGGTACTACAGGTGTTTCTGATCGGATCTTTAGAAGTCGTACAACAGCATTAACAAGGGCAGAAACGCCTAGTATTGTTATTGAACCGCAGAATGATGTAGTAGAGCAGACAACCTCATTACCAACATTAGATCATACATTAACTGTTAGACTTAGCGTAGTTGTAAGAAGTGGTACACCACATCAAACAGCAGATCCTACTGTAGAAAATATGCACAGTAGATTAATGGCAGATTTAACACTAAATGGCAATGCTATTGATATACAACCTGCAGACACTTCTTTTGAATTTATAGATGCAGATCAATCAGGCGGTATAATTGGCTGCGAATATGACATAAGATATAGAACAAATGTAGACGATTTAAGTACTTGATAGTTACATTCTTCTTATAAAGGTTTATGATATGTACATAGTGTCTATTAGGTAAATGCCAAAACTTCATAGGAAAAGATCTTTACTAGCAAAGATAGAAAGCAGTTATGGAACTGACCCTACTGCTACAGGCTCAGCTAACTATGTAGAAGTTGTTGATTTAGAAGTGGAACCAGTAGCAAGTGATGAAGTAGAACAAGAAACGATACGCCCATATCCAGGAAATTACCCAGTTTTATTAGCTAATACAAGAGTTAATGTAAGTTTTGGTGTTTTTATGGTAGGTAGTGGTTCTGCTGGAACTGCACCAAAATACGACCCTATACTAAAAGCATGTGGTTTAAGTGCTGCTACAGTATCATCTACATCTGTTACCTATACACCTTCTACATTAGCTACACAAGATAGTGTAACTTTATATGTTAACTATGATGGTGTTAGGCATAAGATAACAGGAGCTAGAGGTACATTTTCTATAAGTTGTGCAGTAAACGAAATACCTAGAATAAACTTTGAAATGCAAGGCATATTTAATACACCTACTGATACTGCTTTACCTACAGTTACAAAGTCACTACAACCTGATCCTGTTTTATTTAAAAATGGTAATACATCTAGTTTTTCTGTATTTGGTTTCAGTGCAGCTTTGCAATCATGGGAACTAGATTTTGCTAATGAAGTTATATATAGAGAATTAGTAGGTGGCACAAAAGAAGCACTTATAACAGACCGTAGACCATCTGGAACTATGGTTATTGAAGCTGTTGCATTATCTGATAAAAACTTTTTCACAACGGCTACAGGCACTTCTACTGGTACTAACACATGGGTACATTCTGGGGGTGCAGGTAATATCGTTACTGTATCTTGTCCACAAACTGACTTAGGACAGCCTACCTATGAAGACTCTGACGGAATCACTATGTTGAATTTACCTTTTTACGCTACACCTACTGATGCAGGGCAAGATGAATTTAGTTTAGCTTTCACTTAGTTGCACAGTTATAGAAAAGGGTATACCCTAGAAGAGATTATATAAAATTTATGTTTATTTTAAAAAAAGAAGCAACCTTTACACATCCTATTGTCTTTTATACACCTGGTGATGGCGGTACACAAAAAGAAGAAACATTTGATGCTGTATTTAAAATCATTCCACAATCAAGAATTAATGAAATAGGTTTACAAGCACAACAAAAGAAAAAAGAATTAGATAACGGCATAATTGATGGTACAGATATAAGTGATTTATTAATAGCAGATGAAATTTTAGTAGGATGGGATGGTATTACTGATGGCAATAATCCTGTACCATTTACAAAAGCTACTAAAAAGCAGGTATTAGATATTGCTGGTTTAGCTAATTTATTAGTAACAAAATATTTTGAAGAAGTTTCTAAGCAAAAAGTAAAAAACTAGAAGGGGCTGCATTGTTTTGGTGCGGTGATCGAATTATCGATGAAACAGATAAAGATGATGCAGTCCTATTTAATCAGCCTATACAAGAAAAAAAAGAAGAAAGAATATTTGAGATTTTACCTAGTAACTGGGAATCGATAAAAATATTTACAGATATACAAACGCAATGGCGAATAGATCAAGGTGTTATTTTTGGTCTTGATTACAATGCTGTTGCCTTTATATTTAAACTAAAAAAGAAAAAAATTAAGAAACCTTTGCAAATACTTGCTGACTTACAGGTATTAGAGGCTAAAATAGTAGAAACATTAAATAAAGATAATAAATAAATGGATCTTTCTACCTCATATACGATAAAAGCACAGGTACAGGGTCAAAACCAAATTGGTGGTCTAGAAAAAGGTTTAGATAGATTAAAAACTTCATCTAATAATGCTGCTGGTGCAATGAATAAACTTAAAGGCGCAGCTAGTCAGGCATTTGGAGCATTAAAAGCATTAGCACCTGCTATAGGTATTGCTGGTATGGGTAAATTAGTAAATGATACACTTACATTAGGGGATGAACTTGGCAAATTAGCAGAACAAACACATATACCCGCAGAAACCTTAGATAGATTACGACAGGCTGCAAATTTAGCAGGTGTTGACTTTAAAAAAGTATCTAAATCTTTTGGAATATTCGCAGAAAATATGATGGATTTTACTAAAGATAAAGGTATAGCATATGACGCATTAGAAAGATTGAATATTAGTCCAGAATTTATTAATACAAGAGGTAATAAACAGTTAAAAGAAATTGATGATTTGTTTTTTGAAGTTGCAGAAGCTATGAATGGTGTAATAGATGCACAAGAACGTATCGATATAGCTAAATCAATTTTTGGTGGTCAAGGTATGAAACTTATACCTTTGTTAAATATGGGTAAAGAGGGAATAATGGGGCTTGATACAGCTTTCTCAGATGATTTTGCAGACAGAATTGAGGCATTTAATGACAGCATGGCAGAACTAGGAGAAAAATTTAATTTCTTGAAATTTTCTTTAACAGAAGCATTATTACCTGCATTAGAACTTGCTGTAGAGCTTTTTTCTAAAGTAGGTGAATTTTTAAAAGGATTACCTAAACCTGTACAAAGTATAATACTAGGATTTACATTATTAGCACCTGCAATAATAGCACTAGCACCTATTTTAGCGACTCTTATATTTAGTTTTAAAACCATAGCTGCTATTAAATTTGGTGCTGTTATTGCTGGAATAATACCTGCTGTTACTGCTTTAGCTGCACCCTTTGCACCATTCTTAATAGGTGGTGCTGTTGTTGTTGGTATAATAGCTTTAGGTAAACTTATAGGTACGCTTGCAGGTCATGTATTTGCAGCAAGAGATAAAATAGGCGAGGGAATAGAAGCTATTAGTGAATTTTTTACAACATTTAAAGAAAGTGTTGTTATTATGATGCAAATGATAGGCGAGAGGTTAAAAGAACCATTTACAAACTTTGCAGAATTTGTAACAAATGCATTTACAAGTGCAGTAGATGGAATAAAAAGTGCATTTCAAGCAATACCAAATGCAGTTAGGGCTGCTATAAGTGCAGCTACCGCACCAATAAGATCATTCATGAGTACTATAAGTGCTGCAATAGCACGACTTAGATCTTTTTTAAGAATGAGATCACAATCAAGTAATAATAGTGGTGGTTCAGGTGGTGGTACACCAATGGCATTAGGTGGCGTTGTTACGAGTCCTACACTAGGTTATTTAGGTGAAGCTGGAAGTGAATATGTTATACCAGCACGAAAAGCTGCACAATTTAGTAAAAACTATTTAGCAGGTTATAGAGGTTCTTCAGCAGTACCAAGATTTGCAGAAGGTGGTTATGTAGCACCAAATGTAAATATTACAACAGGTGCAGTAACACAAATGGATGGTACTAATTTTATTACTACAAATGATTTAGCAAGTGCTGTACAAAGTGGTATAGATCAAACATTAACTTTATTGCAATCTGATTTAAGAACTAGAAGATCATTAGGTTTAGGATAGATGGCTAATTTTGATATATTAACTTTTTTAGAATATTACGCTGATAAATCAAGCGTTTTAAATAGTAGTAACAAAAGATCTCCTACAAATGCGTATCAAAATTTTTATCAATCAGCACAAAATCTTACAGCGGATTCAGATATAGATCAAAGTGTTAATTTTAATTATTTAGCGTTTGATGCATCTGGTTTTGCTTCTACTGAAGCCTCGAGTATTAGTGATTTAACAATAAATTTAGCTGCTACTGCATCTATAATTGATCTTACAGATACAGCTATAGGTGGTGATCGTCTTGTAATCGCATCTTTATATATACAATCAATAGGTCAAGATACATTTAGTAATTCTGCTAGTTTGGTTTGTAGATTTACAGGTACTATAGATAGTGCATCAGTTGATGATACTACAGTTACATGGACAGTTAGCCCTGCAATATCTAAACAAAAGGCACAAGTTCCATCAAGACGTATTAGCAGTGATTTAATGGGTAGGTTTATTGCAACATGAATAATTTAGTTTTTGCTGAGAATATAGAGGCTGTATTAGAAGATGGTACAGAAGTTACAGGTGTAACAGGCTATGTTATCGATGATAAAAGAGTATTTAAATTACCTGATAAAACAGTTCTAACTGGTACAAAAAAAATAAAAACTATCAAATTTGCTAGATTTATAGTATTACCAGATATATTACCCTATATTATGGCAAAGGTGAATGAATAATGACATCATCTAGTAGAAAAATAAGCGATTTATTAAATAAACGAGGTTTTGTAAAAGGTACTAATCGCTATATAGGTGGGTTTGTTACATCAAGAGGTGGCTTAATTAAAGCAGAATCACAAAAAAAGTCAGAAGTAGGTCAAGATGCACAAAAATTAGATGAAAGTTTAGAAAATTTTAAAAAACCTAATTCAGATCTTGATGTATCACAAAAAATAGCAAAGACAGGTGAAACTGTACCTATTGTGTTTGGAAAAAGAGCTAATAATATAGGAGGCGTTTGGATGCAGCCAAGTTTAATAAAAGCAGGCACTTCAAGTTATGTACAAAAATTATTATTTGTTATATCTCAAGGCGAAATTGTAAGTAGTCCTACAAAATCTAGATCTTTTACAGGACTAAGAAAACTTAGTTTTTTAGATGATACATCTATAACCTTAACTCATATTTATAGTACAGCAGCATCTTTAGCTTCTTCACCTAATTCATGCCCAATTAGCAGTACTGATTTGTTTTGTGGTAATGATATATATACATATTTATCCGAATTATTCAAAGCTTCATCTGGTAGTTATTTGTCAAATGAACCAGATAAAGGTAAAGATTTTGAAGGTTTAAAGGTAAAAACTTTCGGCACAGGTGATACCTCAAATACTACTTTTGTTTTGTCGTTACAAGTATTTGATGCAGAAACAGGAGATAATGTTACAACTGCATATCAAACATATTTAGGTGCTAATAGTATGCAATTTGGTTTTAATCAGCGATATGATAGTAACTTAAATTTTCTTGGAGGAAATAACCCAGGTACTATTATTGACTATATGGCAACTTTTTTTAATGGTCAGTTACTACCCCCAATAAATGCTACAACTGTAGCTGCTGGTACTTATACACAAACACAATTAAATAATTTAAATGCAATAAGTGGGGGTAGAACTAAATTTATTAATAAATGGACTTTTGTAAGTGTAAACAATCAGGTTATATCATCAAACCCTGCAAGTACAGGAACTCTAGACGGTGTACAGTATGAACAAACAATAGGTACAAGTGCAGTAATACAAAATACATCTAATGATAATAGTTCTTTTGCTGATATTACATTTTTAGCTGTATCAGGTA